CTTCTCTTAAATCAAAAGCTCTGTCTAATGCATCTCTTCTCATTTCTCTTTCAGTTTTTCGTTTGTCCAATCTTTCAGCTTCTCTAGCTGCTTGGAATTTACTTAATGCTGGAGCTCCTGCTTTACCAATGGCTCCTGCTAAATTACCACCAGGTTGTCCTAATAAATTTAAACCAAATGTCATCAATGCACTTGATAAAGATCCAGGCATACCTGCTTTTCTACCTTCATCATCAGCTGCAAATTTTTTACCTATTCTCATTTGTTCTTCAAACAATTCTTCTAAACGACTTGCCTTATCCGTTTTATTTTCTCCATCACCACCGCTTGTTTCAGTTTCATCTTCAACAATGTTTAATGACTCTATTCCAGACATATCTCTACCACCACCAGCTCCCATACCCATGTCTATCATTTGTTGTGACATTGGTGGAAAGATTACATCTTTGTTTGGATTACCACCGTTTGCTAATCCTGTTCTTGATGCGTTTAGTTTTGGTCCATCAAGTCCAGATAAAACTCCACTTGTTTGTTCTTGAAACTCAAACTGTGGTGAACCACCCATTCTAAACATTGGTCTTTTTAAAACTCTATTAGCCATCTTATTTTAATGCTCCGAATATTCCAGCTAACGCAGATCCTGCACCGATTGCAGTTTGCAACGGACTAGGATTAGGTACAAAACTTTGTGTTGTTTGACCTGGGTAACCACCCATAAGTCCTGCAACTTGACCTGCGTATCTGGACAAGTTTTCTTGAGGCAAGAAAGTAGCCTGCCTTGCTGCTTCTCTTGTTGCATCTGCTTCAGCTTGTGACTGTGCTTGTTGCACCGCGCCCACTGATCCTAATGTAGAAATGTCTGCTCTTTGTAATTGTGGTAACAGTTGAGCTAAACCTTGTTGGTTAGCAAAGTCTTGTTGTCTTGCTGCTTGTGCTTGACCAAAACCTTGCTGTAATAAATTTGCTTGTAACATTGCTCTGTCCATATCACTACCAGTTTGATATTCTGCTAGTTCAACACCTTCTCTACCACCACCGAAAGCTCCTGATGCTACTGCTTGATCTCTAATTCTTTGTCTGTTTGATGCTGCGTTTCTGTCAAACTCTGCAAGTGATGCATCAATTACTTGCGTTTGATATGGTGACATATATTCTTGAATAGAACCTGCGCCTGTTCCGGCACCCGCTCCTGTTAAATTTTGTGCTTGTGTTAAGAATGGTTGAAAAGATCCAACACCTGAAGCTGCTAATGATGCAGCTTGTTTTTGTAATGCATCTTGACCTGCAACTGTTGGTGCAAGGCCCGCTAAACTTTGTTGTCTAGTTTCAAATGCTCTAGCAGCTTGTTGTCTTTTTGCAAAGTCAGCTGCTGCCTCTCCTGGTCTTTGTGATATTGCTGATAGTCCAACGGATACCGTAGGTACACCTGTAGACGCTACCAGGTTTTTTGCTAGATCAACACCTATATCTTCAATAAACTGTGGTGGACGCGTACGAGTTTCTGTAATAGCCATATTATAATACTTCCTCTAATCTTTGAGCTGTTTTGAACATTTTACGTGCGCCATCCAAGCCTTGCGATTGGTCGTTTTCGGCTTCTAATTTACTCATTAGATTATACATTTTTTCAGCGCCCTTGTCTATATTTCCATCACCGGCACCTCTAACAGCATCTGCTGTCATTACAAATTCATTCTTACTTAATCTAGCTGGGACGTCATCAGCTCTCTCTTTTTTACCTATTGGTACAAATCCACCTTCTTTTCTAAAGTCCATCTCCATACCTTTTAGATCCATAAGTCCACCCTCTTCTTTACCTTGTCGTTCTACATTTGCATAGTATTTAATAAATTCTTTGTGTTTAGGATGCATCTCTGCAGCATCTGGATTTACTTCATATATTCTTTTCCAACCCTTGTATTGTGGGTCATTCTCTACATCTGACATACCACCTTCTTTTCTAAAAGCAATTGGTCTGGCATAACTTTCTCTTAACTCTTCTATATTTAAACCTGTTTTGTCATCAAAGCCGTCTCCATCCTCATCTTCATATTGTCCTTTTTGTAATAAACCTGCAAGTGCACCACCACCTAAAGATAATGCTAATGATTTACCAAATGACATATCTTTTAAACCACCAAACAAACTACCAATTCCTTTTCCTTTTAAACCACCTAAAATATTTCCTATACCACTAAAACCACCAGCACCACCTAGTAGTGCAGCGCCCAAAGCCATTTTACCAAAAGGACTTTTAGCTACTTTTTTTACAGCTCTTGTTGCACCCTTAAATGCTTTACCAATACCTTTTGCAATACCACCTAAAAATAATTCTTGTCTTGCAAGATCCATGATTCCTCCATCAGCATACGGTACACGTCCACCATCTGCTCTAAATGCAAGAGCTAATTTAAATGGTTCTTCCTCCTCTTCTGTTGGTGCATTACCACCAATAAAACAATATGCAGGTGGGTTGGGTCCTAAACAAGGATTTGATTGTGCATCATCTCTACCACCTGTGTCTTCTGTTTTGTTTCTATCTCTATATTCTAAAAATTCTTTGTTTGTTAAAGTACCATCTAAAATTTTTTGTTCTATATCCATGTCTTGTCTTAAATCTGCTAAAGTATCTAATTGAGATTGTTTAACTCCTGTTGTTCCAGCTAAAGTTGACATAGGACCATATATTTCTCTTATTGAATCAGTATCAAACAATGCAGTTTCTGCTGGAACATCAAAAGCTTCTAATACACCTGTTGCAACAGTTGGAATGTTTCCAAATTTTCTGTCAATTAATCCTAAATCTTTTAAGTTAGACGTTTTAGTTCTTCTAGTAAAACCTGTAGGACCTAAATAATTTTCAACAAATGTTAAATCTTTTTGTCTTTTTTTTCTATCAGCTACTCTTTTTTTATCGGCTTCTATTGATATAGCAAAATTTTTTCTCTCCTGTTCTTCAGGTGTAGTTGGGTTGAGATTAAACTCTTGACCTCCAATGTATTCTTTTGGTCCTTCATCTTTAACATTTGTTATACTACCAGTAGTTCCTTTAGGACCTTTATATTGTTGAGTTATACCTTTTTCACGATTAGTATTTCCACCACCACCACCTCTTGCTGGTCCATCTCCTCGTGAAGCACCAGCACCTGGATCTGCTCTTCCTCCTGAAGTTCCTTCGCTAGATCTTGCAGCATCATCACCACGATAGCCAGATCTTTTTTTACCTTTACCTTTTTTTACAAGTTGAGGCACACCACCATCTTGCATCATAATCTGTTTTGCTTGTTGTGCGTCTGTAATCGCCATTATAAATCTCCTGAACCGGCACCAATACCGATGTCTACTACTTTAATTTCTACGTCACGTCTTACGTGTTCTCTTTGCGTGTCTGTTGTTGGGTCATTAATATCTGCCTCTGCTTCTGCATCGGAATTATATTCTTTACCCGTTTTTGTATTTGTTAGTGTTATAATACATTCTGGCGTAATTACAGCAGTTCTTTTGCCATCTATTATCTCATATCTTACGCTTGCTTCTGTTTCTTTAAAAGACATTATATTTGATCCGTTGGTTGTGTTCTTAAAATTTGTAATAAAGACGCTGTCATTTTAATCTTATCCGCTGTAGCACACTGCATTTTCAATTTATCTCCAGCCTCTAATACTATAATATTATTAAAGGTAAGTAAATCAACACCTTCATTGGCACTTATGCTAGCTACTTTGTACTCAAAATCAGTAGAACTGGAGGCATCAAACACTTTTACTGTTACATCTAATGCACCACTATGTGTATTAAATAGTTTTACAGTCTTAATAATACTTGCTGTAGCTGTTGGAGATTCATACATATCTACATCAGATCCTGCAGCGTTTAATAATTTCTGTACATTTTTGTATATATTTGCCATTATGAAAAGAAGAAACTAAACCGTTCTTTTTCCTCCTCATTTTCTGTTAAGTATGTAGAGTTTAATTGTTCTATTATAGATGTTAAAGCTCTGTTTATTTGTCTTTGATTATCTTCACTATATTCTTTTTTAGGTTCTGGTAATCTTACTACTATTTTTGTCATTATCTTCTCCCGTCTTGTTGTAAATCTATTTGAAACGTACCGAATCTCCATGACTCTGCAGACCCCGTGTTTTCTATTTTTATACTAGCGTATCTACCTCTTGCTCTAGTATCTTCTTTTGTTGTTGAAGATGTAATTGTAAATGGGCTGTATGTGCTATTAGCACTTGTAGATGATGGGAAATCTTTTAAACCAATTGTTACATTTGCATTACCTTGTAATGTTTTAAAATCTGGTACAAATCTTCTCATTGCTAAAAATATTTCTGGTTGATCTTGTTGTAGAGCAATGTCATATGATTGTATAAATGATGTTAATGCCGTAGTGCTACCGTCAGGATTAATTTGATCTGTCCCTGTATCGTGTTGGAAATAAACTGTTTGTCCTAAACCAGACTCTCCAATTATACTTGGAAACGTTCCGGTAGCTGAAGAATTAAATTGTGTAGCATAAGGTTTTGGATATACAACAGAATCAATCCAAGTAGTTCTAATTGAATTCGTATTTTGTCCTGTATACCAATTACCCATTGGCACACCTTTAGATTCTCCATAATTATAAATTACATATCTATCATTAAATGTTGAGCCTGATGTTGGATAATACCACACAACCTCTGTGTAAAGATTATTAATACCTGCTGCAACTTGTTGACCTTTTGTAGTATCAAAATCATCAAACACATAATCTTCTACACTGCATGGTAAGTTGTTTACCGTACCATCAAATGCAAAGAATCCGTTATTACCAAGCCAATACGCAACACCATCAATTTCAATAGCAGCGTTCTGTCCTATCAAACCACAGTTTGTACCTACCTGTTCAAATCCAAATGTAAATGGCGATCCAATAAATCTCATGGTGTACAATGCATTATCAGTCCATATCAAAATGTTTTCTTTTGCAACTAACGCACCCATAATTTTTGTACCATCTTGTAATCTTTGTGTACCTGCAGTGTTTGTTGTCCCTGGTGCATAAGTATTAATTTGTTCTTGGTTAGAGAATCTTATGAACATATCATCTTGTGTAGTAGGATCACCTATGGTTGTTTCTGTACCGAGATGAATTAAGTGACGTGTTGTTGGCGATATTAAAGTTAATCTTGATGCAGTAGGGTTTCCTACGTCTCCACTAATAGCTGTTACAAAATTTGTAGTTAGCGTTGAAGCTCGTGTTGTAAACTTTGCTGCAATATCAGAATTCCAAGTAAATGTTTTACCATTTGCAATTGTTGCAACTAATACTTGACCAAAGTTACTTAATGACCAAAGTCCTGGTTCAAGACTTACGGTTGATGCTACAACAGCATCACCCCAATTACCCCAGTCTGTTGCATCTTGAACTGTTGTATTCGTTGAATGAGCTTGACCATTGGATGTGCCGGCAGTTGCCGTTCCGTTAGCACCTCTGGTAATTCCTAAAAATTGTGTAGAATTTTTTGATGTGTATGTAATTAATTCTGCATTAGGCACTGTGCCTACGGCAATAGTTCCTGCAGATGGAAAACCTGTTGTGCTATCTACTGTTACTGCTGTACCAGATCCACCTGTCCCTGCTGTGTCAGCATTTAGTGATCCATCTAACTCTGTGCTTTGTGATCCAGTAACATTACCACCATAATTTCCAATACCAAAACCATAACCATATGATTGTGCAGAAGGACCTATGTCCTCATAAGGATTAACAGTGCAAGAACTTCCTGATGTTAAATCAGACCCACCACCATTTGCTTCTGCTGATGGTGACGTTATTGTAAATGTTGTTGAGCTTGGAACTGTTATGACTTGACATAGTTTATCTTCAAACGTTGAAGCTGCAATACTAGAACCTGTTGGCATCGTTACAGAATCTAATTCAACAATATCTCCTATTTGTAAATCATGATTAGTAGATGTTGTAATTGTAACTGCTGTGCCTCTAGTTGTGCTTGTAGTTATTGTTGAACCTGTAAATTGAGTTTGTGTACCAGCATTGTCACTTCTAAATGGAGTAATATCATATAAAGTTCCTTCAAAATAAATTAATAAAAATTTATCTGTTCCAAGAGCCACGTACCTGTTACCATCAAGATCGACAAATGCATGTTGTTTTCTAGCGACACCACATATTGTATTACTCAATAAAGAAGTCCAACCACCTACCTTTTCTGGTAAGCCATATCTAAATCTAACATTATCAGAGTCTACCCATCTACCAGCTGCACCAACAGATGTATCTTGTTTGTCAATTCCAGGTAAAAATTTTATGGAAGTCAGAGCCATGGTCCGTGCTCCTTACGCCGTGTTCGTCTTAAATGCCCAACCTCTTGTTGCATCAACGTAAACCAATGTTACTGCTTGACCATTTACGGTTAATACTAGATTTGAAGTTCCTGAATTAATTGGTTGTCCGTTTCTATCAAAAGTTAAATTGTTAGAATTAAAAGTTCCTCTAGTGTCGATAACGGTTACTTCATCTCCAACAGCGGGAGAAGCAGGTAAGTCAATCTCTATAGGGTTGGCGGTTGTATTTGCAAAGACTTGTGCGCCAGCTACAATGGCGTATGGACTATTAGAATCTGTTATAGTTGCATAACCTTTTTCTAAAATAGTCATGACTGTTTCTGTACCATTTGATCTACAGAGAACAGTTGCACCTGG